TCCCAGATGTCGGTCGGCGCGTTCGGCCGGCGCACCTGGAAGTGCGCGCCGTCCTCGGTGCGCTTCTCGTCGCCTGCGGCGGCGGCGATCTGCGCGGCCCGCTGCTCGAGCTCCTTGAGCGTCGAGGATGCCTCCTCGAGCTCGGCGGAGAGGTCGTTCCAGCGGTCCTTCTCCTCCTGGGAGAAGCGGCGCCCGGCGCTGTCGGCGTCGAGCGTCTTGCGCTCCTCCTCGAGCTCGGCGATGCGAGCCCGGTAGTCCTCCTGGCTCATGGGATCTGCCATGGCCTGGACACCTCCTCGGTCGAAAGCCAGTCCTTCTTCGGCTTCGATCGGGTGTCCCGGCTCCCCGTATCCGGCGGCTGGTCCTCAGCCTCGGCAGGCTCGGAGTGGGGCGGCGCGATCTCTGCGCGTTCCTTGACGAGTTGTAGCAGATGGTCTGGATGCTCCATGAGACGTGCGACGGAGAGCTCGTCGGTGAGCGAGCGCAGGCTGGCCGTCGCCCCCGCGTACTGCGGGAAGGTGACGAGCGAGAGCTCGCGCACCTGCGCCTCGGTGACGGTGCGCTCCTCGATGCCCTCCGGGTTCGTCTCCGAGGGCTCTGGCTTTCGCACGCGCTGGAAGCGGAGCGGCCGGAAGGCGATGCTCGTGCCGTAGAGCCCGCGGCCGAGACCGTCCATGATCTGGTCGGTGAGACCGCGCAGGAGCTCGGCGCGGTAGGCCGGCCCCTCGTCGGTGTCCTCGACCTCCATCACCTGCGCCACCGAGCGCCGGCCGTACTGCGGATCGAGACCGTGCTCGAGCAGGAAGCGCAGGCGGCCGACGCCCTCGGAGAGCGTCTTGGCGAGCGAGCCCGGCGCGAAGCGCTCCATGAAGTGGCCCTCGTGCGAGGAGCGCACCTCGGTCCACTCGCCGTAGGGAACGGCGATCCCGGAGACCTCGGGCGGGCTCTCCTCCTCGCCGTAGCGAAGGGCGACCTTCGTCACCCCGCGGTAGACGACTTCCTCGCCGCGGGCTTCCTCGAACTCCTGTGTGCTCACGATGCCTCCTCGAGTACCGTTTCCAGTTCGGCCAGGAGGGCGCGCTCCTGGTCGGCGCCCGGCGGGAGAGCGGGCGTCTCGCTCGAGGGTTCGATCGCGGGCGCCTGCTGCACCTGGACCGTGGGGATGCCGGAGTGGACGAGCTGGCCGAGATCGTCCGAGTTGAGGGCATCGACGATGGAGTCCGGCTCCCAGCCTCCGTCGACAAGCAGCTTGGCGGCCGCCGCCTGCTTGGCCTGCACCTCGGCGCGCCGCACGATGTCGTCCTTGAGCGCCGGGATGTCGCGGTCGTCATACCAGAGCTCGGCGCCGCCGGGAACGTCGACGATCGCGGCCAGCGAGCCGGCCACGTTTCGCCACAGCGGGCGCATGGTCAGGTCGGCGTAGCGGCGCATGGCGAGCTCGTAGTTCGAGTAGGTCGCCGCCTGCAGGCCCTCGGAGAGCCCGACGATCACGGGCGGGACGCCGGCTGCCGCCGCGATGCGCGTCTCTCCGCCGCCCTGCACCTGCTTGAAGTCGATCTGGCGCAGGTCCATGCCGATCGGGGTCACGTCGGCGCCCGCGCCGAGGTAGAGCGTCTTGTAGGCGTTGTCGAGGCCCTCGCTTTTCGTGGAGAGGATGTCGCGCCACTTCTCGAAGCGCTCCGGATCGGGCGTGTCGAGCTTGATCGCCAGGTTCGGGGTGGCGCCCTGCTCGAAGAACTTCTGCCGGTGCTGCGTCATCGCCTGGTCGGCCTGAAGCTCGCGCAGGATCGGCGTCAGCCAGGACATGCCGCGGAAGCGCGCCTCGGGATCGGGGATGGGCGCGAAGTGGACGACCTCCTCGACACCGAGCGCTATCGGCTCGGAGGAGTACGCCTTGCCGCCGGGGTAGTAGAGATAGCCGACGATCTCGGCGTCGAGCGCGGCGGCCGGGTTGTCGGGGTCCTGGTCGGAGCCGAGCACGATCGACACCCAGTCGGGGCGCATGACCTGCAGCCGGTTCCCCACCCGGCGGGCGTAGAAGTTCCCGGCCAGGTCGGCGTTCTGGATCGCACGGCCGAGCAGGTCGCCGGTCGTCCCGTTCGGCCACGGCCGCTCGAGCACCTCGAGCTCGTCGGTGCCGAAGAGGTCGCCCGGCCGGCCCGAGCGCAGGCGCCGGAACTGGAAGCGCGCCTCGGTGAAGAGCGAGAGCCGCGCGAGCATGCAGGCGAAGATGACGCCGTTCGTCTGGTAGGCGGCGCGCACGTAGCCTGCGAAGGTCGCCTGGATCTCCTCGACCGGCTGGCCGGGCGAGGTGAAGTTGAGCCCGTACGGGTAGGTGACGCCCTGGAACGAGAACGTCCCGAAGGGGTCCCAGGGCGAGAAGCGCTGCGACTCCTGCGGCGCGCGGCCGATGAGCGGGCGGCCGCGGAAGCGAGGCATCAGCCCCATGCGACCATCAGCTCCTGCTCGGTGGTCGTCGCCGCGACCGAGTGGACCATCGCCGCCGCCACGAGCGCGTCGATCACGCGCTGGTCCTGCTGGCCGCGCGAGCCGAGACGCGAGGCGTGCGGGCGGTCGAAGCGGGCGTCACCCTGCGGGAGCACGCGCGCCGAGCCGTTGAGCGCGTGGCGTGTCAGCGCCTTGTCGCCCGTGTGCTTGAGCCAGCCCTGGCGAAGCGCCTCCATGAAGCGGTCGTAGTCTTCGACGGCGAGCGCGTTCGTCTGCGCGCGGTCGATCACCTCGGCGCCGGTCTCCTCGGCGATCCAGGCGGCGAGCTGCTCGGCGCGGCTCGTGTCCATGACGACCGTGTGCAGCGGGTTTCGCTCATGGATGACGCCGATGAGCGCCTCGACGAGATGGGGATCGAGGCTCGTCCCGTCGCGCGGCGGCGTCAGCACCTGCGCGGGCCCGAGCAGCCGAAACTCCGAGTCTCGCCACCACAGCGGCACGGCCGCCGTCGTGTCCCACTTCCAGGCGATGTCGAGCCCGAGCCACACCGCCTGTCCGACCGGGATCTGCTCGTCGACCTGCGCCGCAAACCATTCCTTCTCCTGGATCGCCGCCGCCTCCGAGCGGGCCGCGCGGTTGCAGGTGAAGCGCTCCCAGTGGCTCTGCGTCATGCCGGGGAGCTCGCGCTTCTCGGCCAACGATTCGGCCGTGACCTCGGCGAAGGGGTTCGCCTGCGCGACGAGCTCGAGGTCCTCGGAATCGCCCTCCTCCGGAATCGCCCAGTCGTGCAAGACGGCCGCGCCCTTGACCGAGCGCGTCCAGCACCCCTTCACGCCGCGCTCGCCTTCCTGGCGCAGGCGCTCGCGCTCGGTCTCGAACTCGCTCCCGACCTCGCCGGCGGTCGAGATGACCACGAGCTGCGCGTCGCGCTTCTTGAGCTTCCCCATCCAGGTGCGGTAAAGCGCGAGGTCGCGGTGGCGGTGGAGCTCGTCGAGGATCGCGAGCGTGGGGATGATCCCGTCGCCGCCGCGATCGTCGGCCGCGAAGATCTGGATGCGTGCGTGCGTGGCGTCGTGGCGAATCCGCCGGTAGCCCTCGAGGCAGCGGAAGCGGTGGCTCGTCGTCGTCTGCGCGGCCGTCGAGCGCGTCGGGTCCTCGATCTCGTTGCGCTGCACGAAGCCAGCCGCCTGGCGGTAGATCCACTCGGCCTGGTCACGCGAGCTCGCCGCCACGGGCACGTAGCCGGTCGGCGTGAACTCGATGTGGTAGAGCGCCAGGCCCGCGATCAGGGTCGTCTTGCCGTTGCCCTCCGGGACGACGAGCCAGCAGACGTTGAAGCCGTCGAAGATGTCGGCGACGAAGGCCTCCTGGAAGGGCTCGAGCACCCAGGGCTCGCCGTTGTCCAGCGTGAGATCAGCGGCCCAGCGCCGGAAGTGCGCGAGCGTGAACGGCTTGGCCTCAGCCATCCCGCAAACCCTCTATCCATGCGGGTTCTGCGCGTGTCGCTCGCGGAAAGGTGGCGGGGTATCCGCGCTCCTCCCCCGTCTTCGAGGCGACCCCGGCCCCCCTCCCCCGGCGCAGGTTGCACGATCGGTGAGCAGCGCGGCCGTTCGCTCGGGTCGTCTCGCCGCCAGCCACACGAGGAACGACGTGATCCAGGGTGAGGGGGTCGCCGTCCCTGGCCGGCTCGCCGCACAGCCAGCACGTCGACTCCTCGGCCAGCACCTGCGCCCTGACCCGGCGGTGCTGGCGACCGCGGTGGGCCAGAGCGTGGTCCCGGCAGCGGCCGGGGTGGGGTAGCCGTACCCCGCATCCCGTCTCCCGGCACAGGTAGACGACCGGCATCTACGCCGCCCTCCGCAGCTCTTCCCGCTTCGGCCACACGACGGCGGCGAGCAGGAGCTCGTGGTCGACCTGGCCGTGGCGCTTGGCCCGAAGCAGCGAGCGGGCCGCGGCAGCGCGCACCATCAGCGCCTTCGTCTCCGGGTCGAGCGGATATCGGAAGGCTGGCTTGCTCACGAAAAAGCCGCCCGGTGAAGGCGGCTGATTTTGGGCATAGCGGTGCAGGGCTCACGGTAGCGCGTTCGTCGGACAGCCTGTCAATCCCCGAAGAGCAGGTCCGGCCGCGTGCCGGGGATCGCACCGTCCACCGAGTGGCCGATGGCGGGGATGCCGCGCAGGGCCCGCGAGTCGCCGCCGGGGCTCTGCGCGTAGTGCTCCTCATCGGCCGGCGCCTCCTCGGGAACGAGCGCCTGCCACCTGGCGCGCAGCTCGTCGACGCCGAAGCGGGGGAGGAGCGTGCTCACGGCCTCTCCGCGATCTGGCGAAGGCGCGAGACCAGGAAGCCCTCGGGGTTGTTGAGGCTCTTCGTCCGCACCTTGGCGATCGTGGCGTCCACGAGCCGGGTCGTCTTCTGCGGCTCGAGCTCGTACACCGACCGCAGCAGGCTCTCGGCCTGGGTATCGAGATACGCGAACGCTTCGAGCTCGAGCACGAGCTTCTGCACGGGCCGAGCGTCGTTGGCTGGGAGCGCGGAGCGTCCCTCACCCCGAGCCGGCGGGTTGTCCCAGCGCTCCCGCTCGTCACCCTCGGGGACCCTGGAGCCGATGCGCGCGCCGCTCACGTCGAGCACGTCCTCGTAGGCGATCGGGTCGAGGTAGCGATGGCCTGCGTGGTCACACTCACCCGGAAGCTCGTCACAGATCGCGCAGTAGCTGACGAGTGCCATCGAGCACTTCCTCCACTTCTGCCTGCGTGATTTTCTCCTCCGCCCGACCGTTGCTCTCGCTGGGGCTGGGGGAACCTACGGAGGGGGTGGTCTTAAGTTCTTTCTCTAAGCCCGAAGGGCTTTCTAACTCTGCGTCACGGTCGCGTATGGTTTGCGTCACGGTGGAAGTACGTTTTTCGTCACGCTTCTTTTCCTGGCGATAGCGGGAACTTCGTCGAGCAGCGAGATATGAGTTCTTGGCGTCGTGCCAACGTCCCCACTGCGTTATTTCGACGTAGGTGACACGTCCGTGTCGCGTTCGGCGGATCAACTTCCGTCTCCCGAGGTACGTCAGGAAGGCCGCGAGCGTGAAGCTCGGCGGGTGAAATCCGAGCCCGATCGCGGCCCAGTCGTCCTCGTGGCGGAACACGACCTGGCCCTCGGGCTGGTTGCCCTTCGCCGCCGCCAGCATGGCCGCCCAGGCGCCCAGCCCTTCGACGCCGTACTGCTCGAGCAGCGCCGTGCCGGTGCGGCCGGTCGCGAAGGTCAGCGAGAGCGGAACGTAGCGTTCCGGGCGCTTCATGCTGGCTCCACGCTCTCGGAGGAGGAGTCCGTACCCCCGTCGTTACCTTCCGGAGCCGCCTCCGCATCGCCCGGTCGTACGTGGGCGCCAGAGGACGGTGTCAATCCGGCGCCCTCCTCCTCCGACAGCGCGTCCAGGCTGGCTAGGGCGCGATAAAGCTCGCCTTGATGTGTCGATTTCCACATCGCCTTTTCGTAGTGGCGCAGGGTTGATCGCGCCGCCTTCATGACCGCCACCAGCGCCAGGAAGCGGTCGGGTGAGACCGCTCCTCGCACTCGCAGGGCTCGGCGAGGGCTTCGCGGGCGATGATCTGGGTGCGGTAGTAGTTGCTGTCCAAGCTGCGCGTTTGGTCGTCCGGCGGCAGGATGATCTTCTCCAGCGCTTCCCGACAAGAGCAGGTCATGCCTTCTCCGTAACCGCGATCATTCGGTCGAGCAGCCCGAAGGCGGACTCCTGCAGCATGGCGACCGTCGGTGCAAGAGCCTCGTGGGTGGCGGCCCAGGCGGCGGCGCTGGTAGCGGCCCGGGCGGCGGCCCGGGCGGCCCCGGCGGCCCCGGCGTCGTCCCCGGCGACCCCGGCGGCGGCCCAGGCAGCGGCCCAGGTGGC